GATGCTACAATATCAACAGCTAGAAATGCTGTTATAGAATTTACAGGAACGATTGCAGCTAACTCAACTGTTTATGTAGCAAGTGGAATTGAAAAAACATATACAATTAAAAATAGCACAACAGGTGCTTATACATTAGCATTAAATCAAGTTGGTGGAGCTTCTGTTATTTGGGGAACAACTGAAAAAAATATTAAAGGTGTATATTTAAATGGAACAAATGCAAATACAATTGACCTTAGCACATTAGGTGGAGCAATTAGTACAAGTGCCTCTATCGGAGATTTTGTTATTGGTCCTAATGAATTAGATACAGCTTCTGTTACAGAAGTTAAGATTGCTTCTAGTGCAGTTACATCAACTAAAATTGCTTCTTTCGCAGTTACGTCAGGAGCTTTAGATACAGCATCAGTTACATCAGTTAAAGTCGCATCAGGTGCTATAGGTACAACGCAATTAGCGACAACAGGTGTTACTGCAGCAACTTATACAGCAGCTACAATTACAGTTGGAGTAGACGGACGTATTACTTCTGCTTCTGCTGGATCAGGCGGAGCTGGAATGGGGATACCTACTCTTTATGCTACGGGACCAGCGACTGGAACTTATACAGCATCTCCAACTGCAAATAGAATTGGAGTTTATATGTACGCTGGCGGAGGAGGAGGAGGTGGACCAATGGTAGGACCATGTTCATCTTGCAGATCTGGAGGAGCTGGAGGATATGGAGGATATGGATTTTATAATAAACCAATAACTCAACCTTTTTCACAACCCTATTCAATAGGTGCGGGTGGAACTGCTGGTACTAGTCCTATGCAAGCTTCTGGAAATCCTGGAGGAGCTGGAGGAGCTACAAATTTAGCTAACGTTGGTACAGTTAATGCTGGAAACGGAGGGAATGGTGGTACAGCTCCTGCAAATGGAAATGCTGGAAATAGTGGAACTGCTCCAGCAGCAAGTTTGAATTTTGCAAGTCCAAATTTTCTTCATGGTTGGATTCATGCGTCTGGTGGCCAAAGATATGCTGACAATCAAGGACCTTTAGGTACTAGTCCTAACTTAAAAGGTGGACCTGGTGCATTGATTATTTTTGAAAATACGGGTACTTAAAATATGAGTTATTTTATTTTTACAAAAGATTCTGATAATATAGAAAATACTTTGTATAAAGTTGCAGAAAATCAATCGGATTTAAATAATATAAATATTAATCAATCTGAATACAAAATTATTGAAGACTCACAATCAAATTTTGAAGCTTTTAAATATGGTACAAAACGTATTATAAAATATAATAATAATATTATTACATATGAAGATATATCTATTATTCCTGCTGCAGATCGTTTAGATAAAAATGGTAATATAATTAAATCTTCTAGAGAACAGTTAAACGAAATTATTTCCTCATATAAAGGATCAATAAAAGAATTTTTAAAAAACAACTCTAATCATCCATTATTTGATCGTTGGAATAATTACTATAATCAATTAAATTCTTTAAATTTAGATAGCATTATATACCCATATACTAAAACATTAGAGCAATATTTTAAAGATTTGGGACAACCATCGTATAATATTTTACAACTTCCTTAGGATATGCTATTAATTTAGTATGTTTGATAAAGAAATAGAGTTTAGTGCACATGAAGATTATTTTGCACTTAAAGAAGATTATCCAATTCCAATAAAATTAAATATACCAGAATGGTATAAAAAATTAGAACATTCTGTTGAAAAATTAACAGTGAAAGGTTGTATGCCTTTTTTAGATTCTTTAACATCTGGTTATTTATTAAAAATACCTCAAGATTTTAATGTAAGACATAATGTAGATGGTAAAAACGAAAATAAAGAAGAAATTAAAGATTCTTTTCAAACTTTTGGATTACATAGTCAACAACAAATATTACATGCTAAATCTATTAATTTAAATTCTGGTTTTGATACTCATTCAATAAAACAATTAGAAGGATCTCCTCTTATAGAAAAAAATAAAAACTTACCTTTTTATAAAATATTAAACCCTTGGAAAATAAAAACTCCAAAAGGATATTCTTGTTTATTTATACCTCCATTAAATAATTCAGATGATAGGTTTTCAATAATACCAGCAATCGTAGATACAGATACTTTTCCAAATGAAATTAATTTTCCAATAATTATTAATGGTGATAAATATCCTATTTTAGAGACAATGATTAAAAAAGGAACTCCTTATGTTCAAATAATACCATTTAAAAGAGATTTTTGGAAAATGACTTTTAAACCAAGAAATCAAAAAGAAATACAAAGTTCTAGACTTTTTTATGGATTAAAGTTATTAAATATTTATAAAGATAAATATTGGAATAAGAAATCATGGAAATAAAAAATTTTATAAAAATATACGATGAAGCATTACCTTGGAATGTATTATCTAATTTAATACGTTTTGCTAATTTTTCTAATTTTGGTGAAGCTAAAATTGGAGGAGATAAAGAAAATAGAATAGATTTTAATATTAGAAAAACTTATACACTATCACTTTCTAATTTAAAAAATAGCATGTCTAATATTCATTGGCATAACTTGTTATTAAATTATTTTGATAAATTTTTAAAAAAATACCCTAAAGACATAAATATTATAGATTACAGTTTTGCTGAAATAAGAGATATTGAAATTTTAAAATATGAAAATACTGGTTTTTATACTTGGCACGTAGATCATTTTGCAAGCATTCCAAGAACAATGAGTTGTATTTTGTTATTAAATAATGATTATGAAGGTGGTAATTTATGTTTTAGAAATCCAGATGGTTCTGGAGAATTGGAAGTAGAAGTTAAACCAAATAGAATGATTATTTGGCCAAGTAATTTTTTATATCCTCATACAGTTAAACCAGTGACGAAAGGAAAAAGGTATTCAGTTGTAGCATGGGCACTTTAATAAAAAATTTTTGTTCTTTTGAACAACCTATAGATTTTAATTTTATATCTAAATTATTAAATAAAAATAACTTTATCTCTAAAATATCAAGTAATTATAATTTAGAACGTATTTTAGAATCAATTTTTAAAATTGAAAATATTGAACAAGATCGTTTTTTTTATGAAATATATAATCAATTAAACAATTCTTATAATAAACTAAATAAAAAAACAGATTTATATTTGTTTTTTTCATTAATAGCAGGAAATAAAAGTAAGGTTCATAGAGACCCTTATGATGTTTATATTTTAAATTTATATGGTAAAACTATTTACACAATAGAAGATAAAGATTATTTTTTAGAAATAGGTGATTTAATATTTATACCAAAAAATGAATTGCATATTGCAATTAGTTTAACACCAAGAATTTGTTTATCATTTGGAATTTATGAATAGTATTAGAGATTTTAAATATAAGATAATTAAAAATTTCTTAACCCAAGAAGAAATAAAATTATTAACCGATTATTGTAGAATTAGGCATAGAATAAATTTTGATTCATTTGATTTTCAACAAAATGATAATGGAGATACTTTCTTTTATGGAGATCCATTAATGGAATCTTTAATGATTAATAAATTAAAATTAATGGAACAAGAAACAGGGTTAGAATTATTGTGTACTTATGCTTTTTGGAGAATGTATACAGTTAATGCAGATCTTAAAAAACATACAGATAGGCCAGCTTGTGAGATAAGCGTAACAGTAATGATAGGATCTGATGGAACTAAATGGCCAATTTATATGGATGGAACAGAAATAAATATGGAACCAGGAGATGCTGCAATTTATTTAGGATGTGAAATAGAACACTGGAGAGAAGAATTTAAGGGAGATTGGCATGCACAAACATTTTTACATTATGTAGATAAAAATGGAAAAAATATAGAATGGTTTAAGGATAAAAGACAATTATATGGTACTCAAAAATGAATTTTGAATTAAAAGTTAAAGAAATAACAAAAGAAACATATATTTTAACATCAAAAATAAATGATAAAGATATTATAAATAATTTAATAAAGTCAATAAAAGAGTGCGAAAATTCAGATTTAAATTATAAAACAAATGTAAAAGGTGTTTTTACTGGTTTTAAAAGTTTGATTAAAAATGTTTACTTTGTAGATTTTTTAAAAATAATTCAACCATCAATAAGAGTTATATATACACAAAATTTTATGATAGAAGATGCATGGGGAAATATATGTAAAAAAGGAGATGAAGTAATAGAACATGATCATGGAAGTGTTAGTGGTTTTTGTGGTATATTATATTTGACAGAAGATGGACCAGGAACATATTTTAAAGAATATGATCTTACGATAAAAGAAGAAATAGGAAAATTTATTTTATTTAGTCCTATTTTACAACATAACGTAAAAAAAATAGAAAAAGATATTGAAAGAATTACTCTTGCTTTTAATATGAATCAAGTTAAAGAGTGGACTAATCTATCAGATGTAGCATGGGTAAATAAAAATGAAATTTAAACAATATGAAAATGGTTCTTGCGATATAGAATTTTCTTGGAAAGAAAGATTTCTATTATTTAAAAAAGGTAAACTTCATTTATCAGATGAATATTTAAGACACTTTGGGAACAATTTAGTAAAAATAGTCTCAGACTGGAACATTAAATTTAATGAAGAATTAAAAAATAAACAAACATACGTAGAAACTAAAATAGAAGGAGAATGAGTTTAATAGAAAATCATTATTTTATTTCTCCTGTATATTTTGAAGAAAAAAAAGATTGGATTAATAAATTAAATAATATATCTGATCTATATATATTAAAGGCAAGAGAAATAAATAAACTTTATAATTCAAAGGATTTTGGAATAGTACATCATTCTACTTCTCTTGTCGAAGATACAAATTTTAAAGAATTTATACAATATATAAATAGTAATGCATTTGATATATTAAATAATCAAGGTTTTGATCTTACTAATTATTTATTAGCTACCACTGAACTATGGGTCCAAGAATTTCCAAGTTTAGGAGGAGGTAATCATTCTCCACATATTCATTGGAATGGTCATATATCAGGGTTTTATTTTTTAAAATGTTCAGATAAAACATCTTATCCAATATTTCATGATCCAAGACCTGGACGAATGATGAATTTATTACCAGAAAAAGACCAATCTAAAATTACATTAGCTTCTTCTTTAATTAATTTTAAACCAGAACCAGGAACATTTGTTTTTTTTAATTCATATTTACAACATGAATTTGTAGTAGATCATGGAATAGAACCGTTTAGATTTATACATTTTAATATACAAGCTTTTCCTAAGCAGTTAATTAATAATGATATAAAACGTATTTCATCTTAATCTTTTAGCTATACTTAATTAGTGCTATAATAGGCATAAATATGCCATTAAAAAAGATAGCATTAAAATCAGGATTTAATAAACAGGCTACCGCTTCACAAGCTGAAGGAGAGTGGATTGATGGAGATAATGTACGTTTCCGTTATGGATCCCCTGAAAAAATAGGTGGTTGGGAACAGATTACATCTAAACTAATGGTAGGGGCAGTTAGGGCTCAATGGTCGTGGACCGATTTAACTGGTAGACGATACGCAGCTCTTGGAACTAATAAATGCCTTTATGTATATGATGGAGATGATATTTATGACATTACACCACTTGATTCAACAAGAGCATTAGCTTCTTGTACCTATACTTCTATAACAGGATCAGCAACAGTTACAGTTAATAAAAACTCACATGGATTATTAGTTGGAGAATTAATTAAATTTACAAGTGCCACGACTCCAGGACCTACTACAACTGGATATACATCAGCAAGTTTTACAACAAATATAT